TCAGGCTCTGGATGACTTTCGTTTTTTCTCCAGCTCCTGGCGCTTTTTTTCCAGAAGATGCTCCTGCATGGCTTTCAGATATGCATTTTCTGCGCGAAGATAACGCAGCTCATTCTTCATCTCTTCCGGCGTCATGTTTGCCTCGTTTTCATGGGTATCATCAGAACGGGTCATGCTTTTCTCCTTCCTGCGCCTGATAAAGGCCTCATTACCAGATTTGCGGTAGCCTTTTATCCAGTTTTTAACCGTGTTGTGGCTGGGAATGTTAAACCGGGCTGCTACCCGGGGTAGAGACTCAGAATGCCCGAGAGCATAAAGAACCACGCAAAGTTTATCTTCAGGAGAATAGCTACGCTTGTGTCTGCAATCCAGTGCCCGAGGACCGTGAAGAAGAAAAAGATTAATCCAGTGTGAGAGGCTGGTGTGAGAAAGTTGAAAGAGTTTTGCCGTAGAAATGATGCCTGCATGACCAGCCAGGTAATGATTTACAGCGGCAAGTTTTACTTCAAATGAATGTTTCATAAACTGCACCTTCAGATGTCAGATTATGTCCAACATTTGGGGTGCAGTTCAAGCGCCCTATCCGGCCCACACAGATCGCATCAAGTTATGTTTCGTTTGTCATCAACCTTTCATCACCAGAATAATTTATTTTATTTCAATAAGATAGTTCAATACACCTGAGAATACCATGCTCTCATTTCCTAATGAGTTGTTGCATTTTTTCATATGTTACAATATAACATTACACATCATGTACATTAACTCTGGAGGAAATTGTTTTGGCGATTCGTCTTCATAAACTGGCTGTTGCTTTAGGTGTCTTTATTGTTAGCGCTCCTGCCTTTTCGCATGGTCATCACTCACACGGCAAACCCTTAACAGAGGTCGAACAAAAAGCTGCTAATGGTGTTTTTGATGATACCAATGTACAAAACCGAACGCTCAGTGACTGGGATGGAGTCTGGCAATCCGTTTACCCTTTACTGCAAAGTGGCAAACTTGACCCCGTCTTTCAGAAGAAAGCGGATGCAGATAAAACCAAAACATTTGCTGAAATTAAAGATTATTATCGCAAAGGTTATGCGACAGATATCGAAATGATTGGCATTGAGGACGGCATTGTCGAATTCCATAGAAATAATGAAACAACATCCTGTAAATATGATTACGATGGATACAAAATACTCACCTATAAATCAGGCAAGAAAGGCGTTCGTTACTTATTCGAATGTAAAGATCCTGAAAGCAAAGCCCCTAAATATATACAATTTAGCGATCATATAATTGCACCACGAAAATCATCTCATTTTCACATTTTTATGGGTAATGATTCCCAGCAATCTTTATTGAATGAAATGGAAAACTGGCCAACGTATTATCCCTATCAGTTGAGTAGCGAAGAAGTGGTCGAGGAGATGATGTCTCATTGATTTTTTGCGCTGACTTCAGTTATTTAACAGAACAGTGCCTGGTAGTAACAACAATAATTTACCAAGACAAATAAGTAAGACAAACTCAGACACGCTCATACTTGAGTCGTGTCTTTTTTATTATGTCTGTAGAAAAAAACTGAGAAAAAGGCGAACAATAAATACACAACTCAGCCATACAGACTGGCAGCGCAAATGTCTCCAGGAGCAAGTCATCTGTCATGGTAAAGCTAACCAGAAATATAGGTTAATTTTGGTGTTTAAACCTTTTTTACTTGTTAGTATGATACAAAGGCTTTCAAAAAAGCTGGGAAATTCAACAACTCTTGGAAATTATGGACTTTGTCCCGCGGCTTTAATCTGACGGCCGCGTTCCTTTTTTGGCTCAATTATTGACCCCTTCTCTACGCAACTTCAGTTCCCGCCAGCAACTTTGCGGCAGTTTCATAGGATCAATGTCTAAAAGAATAATGGTGACCGATAAGAAAACGACTGAATAACTGTAGATTTTCGCTCGAAACCTTCCTGTCAGACCCATAGCGAATCAAGTGCTGAATGTCACAGTATCGAACAGAAAACAGTGACGATCTAACCCTTCAAGAATATCCTACGATTGTTCTGTTTAGGAAAAGCAAGGCGGGAAGTCGGGAGATAAGTCATTGATAAAGTGGCGGAGAGAGGGGGATTTGAACCCCCGGTAGAGTTGCCCCTACTCCGGTTTTCGAGACCGATGATACAGAGTAGAAAAATCAAAGAGTTAAAAATTCTTCTTGGAATAAATGTCTTAAAATCGTACACGAAAAATCAATGAATTACATAACATTAAAGAAGAATATTCCAAGCCTTCTTGAGTCCACCACCTGTTTTCAGGTGTCATTCAGACGTGATTTGCCCCAGATTGGGAAAGCACGCTTTTTTTCTCAGCTTATTCCGTTTTGCCTGTGTTTTGCCTGTGTGTTGAATAATTCCACTGCCGTTATATAAAATCAGTAACGGCTGGAAATCATTCAATACTCGCACTATCGAAAGTTAACCAGCCAGCCGCAGTATCCTATCATGGCAAGTTACTGCGGCTTTTATATTTAACGGATCAACATCCAGATCAGCAGACACGCCACCACCGGCACAGCAAAATCCATCAGGCTTGTCACATCCCACGCGCGCGGATCAAAACCGCCCCACCACGGCATATTCATTCGCTTGCCATGCCCGAACATTTCGATCCAGCGATATTCTGCCTGGGTGTGTTCACGCGCAATGAAGAACGTACAACCGGCTATCGCTCCGTAAGCCCAGTTTCCGGTAAAAAGACCAACCAGTGTTTGCGCAGCCACAGCACAAAGTGCATGAAGTAAGGGGCTTATATCCATTACTCCTCCTTTATCCGATATCGCTTCGGGAAACGGATAACAACTTTAATTCTGACTCAAGTTCATCAACTCTTTCAGTCAGCTTCTGGATATGGTGAATCAGTGGAACAACCAGACGTTCGTACATTACACCTTCGGCAACAAGGCCATTGCTGGAAATAGCTTCCGGTGCATCATCTTCGTTAGCTGGTCGCCAGTGTACAAACTGAGGGGCAATTTCTCCTACTTCCTCGGCAATCAATCCGTAGAATCCCCAGTCACGCCTGTCATTTTCGCATTGTGACCTGTACCACACAGGGCGCATCCTGAAAATGAGATCGGCGTGCTCTGAATCTATTGTCTCTACTGAATGTTTATAGCGGATAGACGATGTTGACCGCAGCACAGACGAAATTGCGGGGTCAGGATTAAGATAAAGGTTTGCCGCCGCTGTAGTCGTGCCCAATCCCCACAAATAAAACGCTTCACGGCCAGTCAACGGGTAAAAATCTCCACCATAACGACCGCTTTCCAGAGCGTTCACTTCCAGTTTGTTTTTCAGCTTATTATCAACTTCAGTTTTTGTGTATCTGGTGCTGATATCCTGCTTTGCACTGGTCATATCAGCCTGAAGCGTTGATACTTTTCCGTTAATTGAGGAAATATCTTCCTTGGCTTTACTGACATCTCCCTTTAACGTGGTGATGTCTCCTGGAATTACTGTCGATGTAGCCATTTGTCTCCCTCACATCCAGCCACGAAGTTGATGTTCAACTACAACCGCGTATTCATCGAATATTGACGATTTTTTTGCATCATTAATGATGCGCACGTTTACATAATATCCATCTTCCTTAACACATACCGGTTCGCCATCTTCAGTCAGTTCTCCGGTTTCTTTGTACACGTTACCTATCACGTCAATAAGAATATCATCCTGCATCGACTCGTCATCATAATAGCCAATGCTATCCATAAAGGCCGAAAAGTCGGCCCTGTCTGCAAATTTGAGTGTTAAATCTTTCATTAGATTGACTCCCCCATCTGAGCATCAGTCAATGCCTTGTGCCATATTCTGAAATTCCTGACATGACCAAATAAATGACGCAACCCGGCTGTAGTCTGGCCTCCAATACGGATAATTGCGGAGTTCTGAATATAGGACCATGTGGCTTTCTTTTCGCTGGATATACGCCCGTTACTTACTGAGCACGTAGACTGATCTGACTTTACACGCATCCCCATAACCATTTTTTCAAGCGATGCGTTTTCGTTTACCCGTCTGTTAGCCAAACCTATATCACAATAAGGAAATCCGTCGTAATCTGTTGAACGACCGAAGCCAAGAATAATAGCCGCTCCGGTTTGATGACCGCCGGTATCAAAAACACGCGGTGCTGCATTTGGCGTTTTTATACCAGTTCTTATGTACCTCACAAAGAACCGTAAAAGGAAGATTATAAAGGTTATTCTTGATTGGGACTGTCACCATATCGCTTGCGCGAGTGCTTGCAGTTATATCAGTTACAATAAATGACGAAGCACTTGATCCACCTTCCACTTGTGGAGTTGCGATATCCAGATAGTCTCCAGATGCTGTACCTGAACCTTTTACAGGAGCGTATTGAACCATCGCACCAATCATGCTCTCTGTATCTAGTGCATTAATTGTAGCCTGATAGAAAATCCAACCAGTAACCTCATCTTTTACAGCCTTTGCAATAATACGGTCTGCAGCAGTACCAGTTTTATCAATTACAAGTGTTGATAAATTGAGGTAAGCATCTCCCAAAAAAGTGTAAGTATAACCATCATGGTGTTCAAATCTTAAACGACACCTTATATTTTCAACATCACTTCTTACACGGCATGAAATGGTCACATATTTTTCATCACCTGTGACATCAAACCCTTTACTGCCAGAAATCGTTACGATATTAATAGCACTTGTCTGACCAATAAGAGTATCTTTTACAGTAAATCTCCCATAAGTAAAATTAAAAGAATCCGTGGATATTTCTGTGAGTTCCAGATTGCCTGACTTATTCCATTTAGATGGATTTGTTGAATTAAGCAGAAGATTAGTTCTTTGCCCCTCAATAAGCAGGCCATCACGTTCAAATCGTGGCTCATCAATGGCAGCCTCTGTCAGCACACCAGATTTGTTAATATAGGTTGCTTTCGATGCACGTTTAAACTTAACAATCTTGTCGCCAGGCATCGTTATTTCGTCGTCACCAATAACAATCTTTTTATATGATGGCGAAAAGCCCGTAATCATATCCAGTGAATCGTTAAACGGTATCCACACATCAGGCAGCGGCTGTAAGACATATTTATACGGATCTGCTGCCTGGCTTGCATACTCTCTGGCTGCGTCTTCACTTGCTTTTGCAGCGGTCTGGCTTGCAGCGGATGCTTTCGCCGAGTTCGCCGCTGCAGTCTCGCTTGTCTTTGCATTGGTTTCACTGGTTTTTGCTGCTTTTTGACTGTTGGCTGATGCAGTGGCAGAAGCAGCCGCCGCGCTTGCAGAACCAGCTGCAGCACTCTCGCTTTGGGCTGCTGCATCCTGACTGTTTTTCGCCGCAGTTTCGCTGGCTTTGGCATTCGTTTCGCTGGTCTTCGCTGCCGTCTGGCTGGACTTTGCGTTAGTTTCACTCGTCTTCGCAGCTTTCCGGCTGTTAGCCGCAGCAGTTGCTGATCCAGCTGCTGAAGTCGCAGAACCGGCTGCCGCGCTCTCGCTTTGGGCTGCTGCAACCTGGCTGTTTTTTGCCGCAGTTTCACTGGCTTTGGCATTCGTTTCGCTGGTTTTCGCTGCCGTCTGGCTGGACTTTGCGTTGGTTTCGCTCGTCTTTGCGGCTGTCTCGCTATTTTTCGCGTTGGTTTCTGATTTTTTGGCTGCTGTCGCGGAGTTTGCCGATGCAGTCTTTGAGGTCGCTGCCGCCTGTGCACTATTAGCTGCATTCGTTTCTGAGGTTTTCGCCGCGTTCTTTGATGATGCCGCTGCAGTTTCGGATTTCTTTGCCGCCGCTGCGCTCTGAGAGGCGGCTTCGGCGTTGCGTGCCACTTCTTCCACCATTGCCTCAAAACGACGCAATGCCTCCGGCATGACATCATCTTCCGTCATGGCACCGAGAAAATCATTCAGCGTACCTGGTCTGGAGCCTTCATAGACGGTAATGGTCCCGGCATGTGAAGGCGGAAAACCTTCAACCAGCAGGGTGACGCTGTACTGGCCATACTCAACATCCATGCTGTAACGCCCGGCTTCATCAGGATTTTCAGAGGCCACCGTGTTCACCAGTACCGTGGTGCTGTTACGCTTTGCCTTCAGTTGAATAGTGCAGTTCTGTATTGGTTTTCCCGCACCATCTTTCAGCACACCTGAGATTTTTACTGCTGCCATATCCACTCCACAAAAAAGCCCGCCTGAACCGGCGGGCTGTCATAACACTGTGTTACCTGGCTAATCAGAATTTATAACCGACACCCACGATGAAACCGTCAGTGCGCCAGTCACCACTGCCGGAGCCTTCATAAGCAATATCAATGGCCACGGATTCGGTCGGGTTAAACTGCACGCCAGCCCCCCACGCCAGAGACGTGTTGCTGTGGCGACCGTCATCACTTCCGGTCAGCACATCGTGCGTTTTCCCCTTGCTGTCAGTTACGCGGAGATAATCCCCGGAAAAAGTCGAAACACGGCTGTAAGCCACACCTGCCATCGCATAAGCACTGAACCATTCATTCACGCGTACAGACGGCCCCGCCATCATGCTGAACCAGCGGTTACGCACTGAATCTTCATGCCAGCGGGTATCGCTGTAATGCGTTTTTTGCTCATCTTTGGCATTGGCATAACTGAATGACGTCACCAGCCCCAGCGTGTCCGTAAATTCATAACGGTATTTCACGTTAATGCCCTTCAGGTCATCGTTGCCGGGCATATCAGTATGGGTCTGAAGATACCCGGCGCTTAGTGTGGACTGATGCTCTGCTGCGCTCGCTGGCGTACCAGCGGCGACCAGCCAGACTACTGTGGACAGAATAACAGCACATAATTTACGCATAATTACCTCTCGCTTTTCTGCAATAAAAAAGGCGCCATTTCTGGCGCCCGTATCTGGGTTATAAAATTCAGCTAATCGTGATGCCTGCAGTGGCTTTCTTCATCACAACAACCAGCAAATCGCTGATACTTGCTGTGGGATACCAGCCATTTACCCACCATGCTGATACAGAAAACTCCAGTGTCATTACGCCACTGCCTGCAGGCATATCAATAACACCCGTGTAAATCAGAGTATTATCCAGAGCCGTTCGGTTATAAATTTCAGCCCCGTTTTTCTTCACTATCAGGCGGCATGACGAATAAGTATCGCTATTCTCCCGTTCATGTCTGGCACCGCTGAAAGCCACCGCTGGAATAACAATTTGCCGGTCAAACGGCTGATCGTCATAAACCCTGACGGTAATGGTCCCTGATGGCCACCGCTCCGGTGCACGGGAGTCCCGGGGGAAAGCTTTGCCCACTGTTTTAACGAGATCGCCTTCAATCTGGTTCGCGGACAGTTTTCCCAGAACCCGACAGTTCTCGTTAATCGTGACGTTGTTGAGCGTCCCGGAGTTCGCATTCACGCTACCGCTGATATCGGCATTTTTCGCCGTCAGCCGCCCGTCCGGTGTCAGGGAAAATGCCGGAGGATTACCGCCGCTGGTAATGGTGGGAGCCGTCAGATATTTCAGGAACACTTCGTTCATGAATATCTGATCGCCCTGACCAACAAACATCGGCTTTGTGTTGCCATTCGCAGGATTAACCATCGCAATCCTGTCCGCCGCCAGCAGCACCTGACTCTGCATGCCGTCAGGGGTGTTCTCAATACCGGCACCAATACCCGCGATATAAAGGCGTCCGTCCTGCATCTGCTGCAGCTTCACAGCCCACATGCTGTTCAGGTTATTATTTGTATCAACCTGAACCTTCTGTATCTGCTGAATTGCCGCACTCTGGTCTTCCAGTTTCTTATTGACGGTCTGCGTGATTTCATTGCTGACATCCGTAATGGACGTCCTGATTTCAGCCAGGTCAGGCGCAAGCTGACCGTTATCAATCTGCGTCCACAGCTCCTGAGCCAGATGGCTTTTCCCTATCTCGCCTTTGAAAAAATCCAGATAGCCGGATGCATCATCACTCGGCTGGCCAACAGCCTCCACAAATGCCGATTTGCCAACGGTGTTCACACTGCGGATGTAAAAATAATAATCATGGCCCGGTTTGATATTGATACTGGCAGCTATCCAGTACAGCGCCGTGCCAAGATAGCGGGCTGTGGTTTCAACCTGCCTGATATCCGCAATCCGCTTTTCCGAGAACCAGAACTCAAACTGTACCGTCGGATCATAAACCGCAAGATGCGGCGTGGCAGTTATCTGAAAATAGCCCGGCGTCAGCTCAATCCGCGACGGTGCTACCGGTGCGGCAATCCTGAACGATACCGACGCCGGATCGCCCTGCTGTCCCCACGCATTTACCGCCCGGACTGTCAGCGTGTACCGTCCCAGCGCCAGTTGCGTGAAGCGGTATGTGGTTTCCGCCGTCCGGGCCGTGCTGACCAGCCGCTCACTGCCGTCATCCGCTGCCACGGTCAGGCGAAGCAGGAAGCTCACGCCCTTCACCACCTTCGGCGTGTCCCATCGCGCCAGCACCTGATATTCCCCGCTGTCTGCAGTGACTTCGGCGGTCAGATGCTGCACTGCTGGCGGCGTGACACCATTCACCGTGCCGCTCTGGTCGCCGTCAAAGTGCGCCCCGTTATCCACGATGGCCTCTTTTTCCGGTACATGCTGCACGGCGGTGATGGCATACGTGCCGTCATCGTTCTCACGGATACTCACGCAGCGGAACAGGCGCTGGCGCAGCGTCGGCAGCTTCAGCCCCCACACGCTGTATCCGGCAACGCCGTCAGGAACACGGCTCACTTTTACCTTCACGCCGTCGGTGACGGACTGGACCTCCACGCTGACCGGATTGCCACTTCCGTCAACCAGGCTTATCAGCGTGGTACCGGAGGATGGCAGCGTGATTTCACGGTCGAGCGTCAGCGTCCGGGTCTGGCTGTTCACCGCCAGCACGCGCCCGCCGATGCTGATACCCGCATAGTCATCATCGCAGATTTCAATGACATCCCCCGGTACATGGCGAAGCCCTTCCGCACCCACGCTGAAGTCCACGGTCTGCGTTTCCAGCAGTTCCGTTTTAATCAGCCACAGCCCGGCGCGGTGCGCCTGCCCCCGGCTGGTACAGCCAAAGGCATCCATCTTCGTGACGTTACGACCGTAACGGGCAATGGCCTGCGTATCTTCAACAAGCTCTGTCGCCGTCTCCCAGCCGTTGTTCGGGTCAATCCAGTTCACCTCAACGGCATTATGGCGGTCCTTCAGGGCGCTGAAGCTGTAGCGGAACGGCGCGCCATCATCCGGCATCACCACATTACTGCGGTTATAGGTCCACACCTTATCCGACGGTCGGTCCTGCACGAACGTCAGCGTCTGCCCGTTCCATACCGGCATACAGCGCATCGCCGAGCAGAAATCACTGAGCACATCCCACGCCTTGCGCTGTGTGGTCAGGTACGCATTACAGGTGATGCGCGGCTCCGTGCCGCCAAAGCCGTCCGGCACTGACTGGTCGCAATTCTGGCCGATGACATACAGCGCCCATTTATCCACATCTGCCGCACCAAGACGTTTCCCCATGCCGTAGCGCGGGTGGGTCAGCATATCCCACAGACACCAGGCCATGTTGTTGCTGTATGCCGGTTTTAACGTTCCGTCCCAGATACCGCTGTATTGCCGCGTCTGCGGGTTATAATTCGACGGCACCTGCAGAATGCGCCCGCGAAGATGATAATTACGGCTCACCTGCTGGCTGCCGAACTGCTCCGAATCCACCTGCACGCCGACCAGTGCCGTGTTCGGGTAGCACTGTTTCACATCGATGATTTCGGTGTATGACGACCAGAGCGTTTTGTTCTGCAGCTGGTCTGTGGTGCTGTCCGGCGTCATCCTGCGCATCCGGATATTAAACGGGCGCGGCGGCAGATTATCCACCACCACCGAGGCCAGATACTGCGAGGTGGTTTTGCCCTTAATGGTGATGTCTTTTTCCGTCACCCAGCCACCGTTACGTTGTATCTGAACCAGCAGACGGACTTCCGACGGATTCCTGTCACCCTTTGAGGTGGTTTCCACCAGTGCCTGCACGCCGAAAGTAAAGCGCAGACGGTCGATGTTTGCCGACGTGATGGTGCGGGTGATCGGCGTGTCATATTTCACTTCCGTACCCAGCACCGTCTCGGAACCGGAGGATTCAAACCCCTCCGGCGGTGTCTGCTCCTGCTCACCTGCCCGGAACACCACCGTGACACCGGAGATATTGGTATTCCCCTCACTGTCCAGCACCGGCGTACTGTTCAGCAGCACGCTTTTTAACCCATCCACCGGACCTTCAACCGGCCCTTCGCTGATGGCATCGATCACACTCAGCAACTGCGTGGACTTCAGGTTGTCCTTCGCTTCGCGCGGGGTATGCCCCTTACTGCTGCCTTTACCCATTCGTCATGCTCCATAAACGACAAAACCGCCCGCAGGCGGTTTCACATAAAACATTTTGCATCAGCGACCAATCACCACAACCTGACCACCGTCACCTTCGTCTGCCGTGCTGATCTCCTGAGAAACCACCCGCGACCCCACACGCATTTCACCGTACAGAACAGGCAGAACATTGCCCTGAGCAACCATGTTATCCAGTGAGGAGAAATAGGTGTTCTGTTTGCCGTTATCTGTACTGGCTGCCGTGGGCGTCCTGGCTTTCGGTGCCAGCATCTGGGCCACACCACCCAGAATCATACTGGCCCCTGCCGCATACATGCCCGATACAGCCGCAGCACCCAGCCAGCCCACAGGGTTCCACCATGCCACCGCAATCAGCGCCGCCCCCAGCACCACCTGAAACACACCGCCACTTTTAGCTCCCGCCATACGCGGCACGATGTGAATCACGGCACCATTTTCCAGCGGCTCATTAAGACGGGCAGATAATTCATTTTCGCCTGCATCACGCCCGGCAATGCGCACCTGATACCAGCCCTCATTCAGTTTCTGGCGAAACGACGGAAGCTGCGTGGCCAGCGCCCGGATGGCTTCAGCCCCCGTTTTCACACGAAGGTCGATGCGGCGGCCAAATCGTTGTAAATCCCCGTAAAGGCAGATGCGTGCCATGCCCGGTGACGCCAGAGGGAGTGTGTGCGTCGCTGCCATTTGTCGGTATACCTCTCTCGTTTGCTCAGTTGTTCAGGAATATGGTGCAGCAGCTCGCCATCACCACAGTAAATGGCGGCATGATTCGGCACCGATGAACCAAAACAGCACAGCAGCACATCGCCCGGCTGCGCCTCTGTCAGTGCGACACGGTAAAAACCAGTCGCCTCCATATTGTCAAGATAGAGATTCTGGCCGTTACGCCACCAGTCATCTCCGCGATGAAAATCCGGCATCTCAATTCCCGCCAGATGGTATGCATCCCGGAACAGCGTGTAACAGTCCGTCACCCCGTGCTCAAAGCGCCGCCCGGTAAGATGTGGCACACAGCGGAACTTGTGAATCGCCCCGCGGCAGACCAGCCACCACGGCAAATCACTCTGCACCTGCAGCCGCCGATCGGCCTCACTCAGCCAGGGCAGACCACCGGGGTGACTGTGGACCAGCGCCACAATCTCACCCTGCATTTCTGCCCGCAGCCAGTCCTCCGGAGCCATCCGGAAATACGCCTCCGGCTCACCGGAGATATTCACGCAGGGAAAATATCTTTCTCCCTCCGGCGTTCTCACCACGAAGCCGCACGACTCCGCTGGCGCACATCGCCGGGCGTGCGCCAGAATCGCTGATTCTGTCTCTGTCATGGGATTTACTGCGAAAGTTTGTTAATGGAAAGGTAACCGCCAAAGTTGCCGACGTTATTGCGAAACTTACAGCCGCTCAGGCATTTGCTGCATTTATCCTTCGTGATATCGGACGTCGGCTGGTCATATTCATCCGCGACAGCCGGACCGTTATAACCGCACTCATCACCGCGATAGGTCCAGGTGCAGGTGTTGGCCAGCATGATACGCCCCGGAAAAACAGCGCCATCCGTTTCCGTCGGCGTGGACAGTACAAAAGAAGCACTGACCGCACTCAGTTCACTGCACTGCTCGATGCGCCAGCTGCTGATCACCTCCTGCTCCGGGTCGGCATCACTGTTTCCGTTGACGAAGTTCACCGCATCCAGAAAACGGGCGTAAACCTTACGCCGGACCACCGTTCCGCCGACCAGACTCTGCAGATCTTCCGCCATACCGGTGACCATACCGTGCAGGTTAGAAACCGTCAGTGTCGGACGGGCAGCACTGCCCTTGCCGTTCAGTTCAAATCCTGTCCCCTGAATGGGGTATGCCTGATACTGCCGCCCCTGCCAGGTGACCGGCTCACCTTTTTCGTTCTGCTCATTACAGAAAAAATAACGTTCACCACCGACCTCTGTCAGATCGATTTCCCAGAGCACCACCTGGGCTGACTGAGTGAGGCGTGTCGTCTCATGATGTGTTTCCTGTGGAATATCCTGCATCAGGGCCTCCTATGCCACGACCTGTTCAAAATCTGCCGTTATGGTTACCCACAGCGCCCCCACGCTTGCCGACCATTTACGACAAACCACCCTGATCGGCTTCCAGTCATAAGGTGGCGTCCACTGAAATGCGCGGACGCCACTGTGCCGTTCCAGAAAGGCTTTTAAAGATGGGTGTTCACATTTACGAACACGTATCGTCACGCTGTAAGTCGACAACTGGTTATTCAGTCCCGCCGCACGACGCTGTTCATAACCATCGCCCAGCTTCACTGTCACCACTTTCGGCTCTGATACCACATTCATATCCGGGCGCACTTTCCAGTGAAACGTCTCCATTACCGATATGCTCCACTTAACCGACCACCATCACGGGCCTGCTGTTGCATAAAGTCCGCTGCTGCTTTTTTCCCGAGGTCATAAACCACCTTCAGGGCAGCCGGACCTATCTGCCCGTTCGTGCCATCGTTATTGATCTCTATGTTGTACTGCGGGGCAAACATCGCCATACCTGAACCACCAATATCCGCCACAACCCCCAGCTTACCGTCAGCATCACGACGCAGTGGCAGAATGGCTTCAGGTCCAGCTTCCCCCATCACACCCGCGCCTTTTGCAAAAGCAAAAAAAACGTCGGACGGTTAACCACCGTGCCACTGTAACGACTCAAATCAGCAGACTGATAAATCCCCCCCATTGGCATTCAGGGAAAGGCTGCTGAGATCAAATCCCAGTACACTGCCAATCCCTTTTATCGATTTCATCATGGTTGCCTGCGCCAGGATTTTCGCCATATCTGACAGCACAGAAGAGGTGAAGGATTTGAAATTGAGTTTGCCGGTAGTGACAAAAGTTGCCAGGCCATTTCCCATGTTGCTGAAGGCTGACGAGAACACCTGTTCTGCTGTTCCTGCCGTATTATCTGCATCCACGGTAAAATCCTGAAATGCACGCAGGACTCCGTTTTTCCAGTTACCCTGCACAACTTCAAGCTGTTGCCAGTAACGGCGATTCTCATTCAGTTGTCGGTTCAGGCTCTCCGTCAGCGCCTGCTCGGCCTTTCTGTAGTCATCCGTGTTATATGTTCCTTTCTGCTCACTATCCCGCCTCAACTGCTCCAGCTGTTGCTGGTATTTCTGGCGAAGACTCAGTTGTACCTGATATCGCTGCCGCTGCTGATCACCCATACCCACCGTGGCGATATCCAGGTCATGTTGCTGACGCTGAGCGCGCTCTTCTTCAGCCAGTTGACTGGTCAGCTGAATTGTTTTTTTCTTCAGCTCGTTGAGTGCCGTCTGTTTCTGAAGCTCCTGCTGTTTTACATCCAGCAGCGTCAGTGCCTGAATCAGTTCATCTTTACGGGCCAGCACACTCTTTTCATCTGCCGTCAGTTTTTTCCCGTCCAGGTCGCTGATGCGCTGCTGCAGAGCCAGAAGCTGTTTATGCGCTTCTGTCATCCTTTCCGTGGCAATGCCTGCTGACTGTCTGGCAGCAGCAATCTGTCCTTCCACCTGTGCCTGTTGCTGACTGTACTGCAGCAATAACCGGGTGGCCTCATCATTACGGGGTTCGCGTGTTTTTTTCTTACCGGATGCCAGGGCTTTCTCGTAACGTTCATTTTCACGTTGTATCGCCGCATCCCTGACAGCCTGATCGGCGTACTGCATGGCATTAATACGCGCAATTTCACGCTGATGTCGTGCTGCTTCCGTTTCATTCATCCGGTTCAGTGCAGCATTTTCAGCATTACGGCGTTTCTGTTGCTCCTGATAATTCCGCTCTGCCTGCTCTTTTGCATCCTGCAAATCCTTCTGGCGTTTTTTCTCCTGAAGATCGTTAAGACGCTGCTGATCGTATTCAACCTGAGAAGATGATGCCGTCCAGGGGAGTCTTTTCGCCCGCGACACTTTCTCCTGTAAAGCGGCAATCTGTTCATCCAGCGAGTCTTCACGACCAATATTCATGGCCGCATCCCAGAAACGACTCCATAAATCAGACAGATACTTCAGCGTACTGCCCAGCGCATTGAGGTTATTATCAATATCCGCAGTACGCCGACCGGTTTCCTCTGCCAGTGCAGACATGGCTATCCGTGCCGCATCACTGGACCGCCCCTGTTCCCCAAGGACGCGTATCTGCTCAAGCTGAGTGGCAGTAAGAAAATGCAGCTCATTGTCCAGAGCCTTCGCGGCATTTACAGGATCATCCTTCAGCCGCTTAAACTGATTTATGGTATCGCTGACCGACTGGCCAACCGATCGCTCCATCTGTGCGGCAGCTCTCGCCACCATACCGATATCGTTTCCACGAAATGCACCACTCCCCACCACCTGAGCCAGCGCACCGGCTGCAGCATGTTGCGTAATACCATTCCCGGAAATAGCACGACTGAGCGTCCACAGCTGCCCGGCAGTGACTCCGGCATAATGCCCCGTCAGCGACAACTGGCGGTTAAATTCTTCCCCCTCCTTCTGACCATCATACCAGGCTTTACCCAGACCATAGACGGCCGCGGCAATACCGCCAATAACCCCGCCCAGCATCATGCCTTTCGGTGACATCAGTGTGTCTATCCATCCGGCACGGTTAGCCAGCGTTATCCCGGATCCCCTCAGCGCACCTAAATTGCCGCGAGCCAGTTCACCTATCAGAACGCCTATCTCCTGGCGGGCCGCTGCACTTTTCAGACCCAGCGAATGTGTGGCTTTTCCTGCCTGCTCCATTTTGCGGATATACACTTCTGCAGCACTGCTTACCCCCAGCTGGGCAGCCTTAGCACGAAGCAACTCAGAAGAAGAAAGATTCTGGCGGGTTGCCTGCTCTTTAAGCTGACGGATAAACGCCACTTTCTGTCGGGTAGCCTCTGCCTCAGCCTGCGTAAGAACACGGGTTTTCGCCGTAACCTCAGAAATCAGCGCCAGATAATCCTGCTGACCAATCCCGCCACTGTTTCTGGCCTGTCGGATCTGCTGCTGAATACGCTGTAATTCCTGCAGCCCCGCACTGGCCTGTTTCACACTGTCAATCTGACGATAAAAACGCGGCAGCCGCTTTATCCTGAGCCTCCGCCAGAGCCATGGCCTGCGCCTGTTCCTCGCGCATTTTCTGGCTCAGTGCCTCCATACGCTGGCGGGTTTGCTCCACCTCGCGGGCCATGCGTTCATGAGCCTGTGCGCTCTTCTCCACCGTCTGCGCATGGACGGATGCGGCTGTTGCAGCCGAAGAAGCCGCCTGCATTGTCTGCCGGGCGGCCTGAGTCTGACGCTCCATAAAACGCTGCATACGGGCAGAAGACCGTTCTGCATCGCTGGCTGCACCATTCAGAAGGTTTTTGATACGGGGAATTTCATTTTTAAACTCTGCCGCATCAATCCCCAAATCAATGACCAGGTTGGCTATCTGGTCCATAACGCACACCTCCGGAAATACCTTCCCCAAGATGCATCAGTTCTTCGTCCGTTCGCTCCGGTATCCCGTTCTCTTCCGGTAAAAGGCTGAAATCAGCCACCGCAGCATCACTGCTACCGGACACCATTCTCACGATCAATGCCTTCAGCGAGGCAAACTGCGCATCCATCCACACATCACTGAAGCTCTGCATCCGGAAATAATCGCCCCACTCACCAAGCTCAGTGGCCGACATTTCCGACAGCATCCGCCGCCAGTCTGCCCGCCGGAACTCCCGGGCAAGCCGCATGACAAACTGCATTTCCCGCGTCAGGACTTTTCCGGCGTCAGCACCTCATGCTCCAAATCCCCGGCATTCTCAATGGCTCCCATACCGCTCAGCGACAGAACCATCTCCGCCCCCGCTCCCAGGGCATCATACGACCATGTTGTAATAACGGATGCGCAAAGCGTCTCAACATCCTGAGACTGTTCCGCATTCCACAGTGAGCGGGAAACCAGCCAGGCATTGATATCCATCCCCATCCGCAGAAAAGCAATCTGTCGTTCAGCCTCCGGCAGTTCTCCCTCTTCGGCATCAAACTTTGCCGTTCGCTGCTGAACAAACGCCAGATATTCAATTCTCTGCAGCCCGGACAGCTCACTGAGCACCACGGACTGCTTTTCATAATTAAACGTGCCCTGTTTCAGAAACATCATGTTCTCCACCTGCAAAAAAAGCCCCGGATAACCGGGGCAAATGATGAGTAGCGTCCTGTTAACCTGCGGCGCTGACAGCCACCGCAGCCACTGCCACAAAATCGCCGTCAGAAGTCATGCCCACAATGCTGACACTGCCCTGCTTCACGCCTTTCACCGTGGCCACAAGCCCGTTCAGGGTCACCGTGGCAGTCTGTGGATCTGTCGAATGCACACTGATCGCTTTGTCACTGGCTCCGTCAGGTTTTACTGTAAAGGTCAGCGTGGTGGTTGCTCCCACTTTTACACTGGCAGATGCCGGTGCCACCGTCAGCCCGGTAACGCTCACTGTTTCAGTGCCTTCCTCTGCCAGATACGGACGCCCCACACCGCTGATTTTCACGGTGCGGGTCATCACGTCTTTTGAGGCAATGGTTTTACCCAGTGAGCTCAGCCAGCCACGGAAAACATCAACAGTGCCGTTGGGATATTTGATACGAAACGCGCAGACTTCACCGGAGTCGAACAACTGAACCAGTTTTTTCTGTCCGCTGTCACCCGGACGCCAGGCCAGCGTCGCCGAAGTATCACCGACGGATTTCTGCCCCTGGGTTGTCGTTTTCCAGTCTGCATCTTCATCATCGAGATAAGTGTCATCTTCTGCATCAGCGGTCATTTCGCCAGGTTGCAGATCCTTCACCATCGCAAGACGCAGCCAGTCAGTGTCCGATAAAGGGTTCGCAAACGCATCGCCCTTGCCGGTGTACATCCAGAACGTCGTTCCCGCACCTTTCGTTTTTGCCAGTGGATTTGGTGTGGTCATTGCCACCTCCTTTAATTCGTGTACGTGATCTGGTACGTGATTTCCGCCATCGCCCAGGTGGCCATCTCATTATCACGTTGATAGTTAAAACCGAGAGGGATCAGGGTGTCGATGAGTCCGGAAAGTGCCGGTATATCATTCAGAGCCGGGAAAATGGTGCTCTCCATCCACATATCCAGCTCTGAATCCGGTGCCTGTGCCCGGATGAAGACAGCAATATGCAGAACAGCCTGCCAGTCATCTTCATCCGTCATTTTTCCGGTGTACTGAGCATCACTCAGCCACACCGCCACGGCAGGCAGTTCCTGCGCATCAATAAATGCCGGAAGCCCGTCAAAAAACGTGGCGCTGTCTCCACACTGTTCCCGAAGGCGTGCCAGTACGGCCTGGCGGATTTGTGTATGTCGGTTCATCGGGTCAGCCATAACCTCAGTTGTTGTTTCAGTGCATACCCCAGCTGTTTCGGCATTTCCGCAGCAATGATGCGGTCGCGGGCATCTTCAAATGCCTGTGTCAGCGGTCCGGACAGCGGGATTTTCACCACATCAATGGGGTAACGATTTTTGCCATCAATACGCCGCATCACATGCCAGCGACCATTCGCCAGTTGCTGAATAAACGCATCCCGGAAAAGATATTTACCCACCTTCAGCACGCTGCCACGGTACTGCAGTTTTCCACCACGCCGGGTCAGTCTGACCCGGGCGGTCCCCAGCTTAATGGCAGGCAGATTGCCCCGGTTAACGCGGATCCTGGCCGTCATTTTTCCTGACGGACTGGCTTTAAACACCCGGACACGCTGACGTACCAGTTTCAGGGGTATCCCTTTCACCTGGTTATCTCCCGCAACGGTATTCCCGGCAACCTGCCGGGTGGCAACCGAGACCGCTTTCTGTGCCACACGGTTTATCGCCCATGCGCTGGCCTGTGGCACCATACGGGTATCAAGGCTGTTCAGATTGCGGATGGCATTCTCAAGCCCCTTCATCCCACACCTCTTTACTCAATAAAGATCATTGGCTTACCGTTAAAGCGTTCATGCCGTGTGACCGTCCAATGTTGTCCGTCATAAACAACGCGATCCCCGCGCCGTGGGCGGTATCCCGAAGAAAACACCACCAGAGAGACCGCAGGTCCGGACAGAGCATTCAGCTCTGCCAGTGTTTCTCCCGGGATCACAGTCATATCGACATCATTAATCGAGGCTGTCTTTCCCATCTTTCTGACCGTGATCGCATCCATACGCGCTGCCAGCCGGGAAAAGGGATCAGACATTGAGTTTTACCGGCACTTCTTCTGCACTGGTTCCGGCATCTGCCCAGACAACCCCGACCAGCGGATCAGAGCCGCTGTTAGTCAGCTGAACTTTTCCGGACTTCAGATAAACCTTCTTACCCGTTTTCATGTCATCCGTTTTCAGCTTAGGCAGCATAAACACACCTTCGGTCAGGCCGTCGCCTGTTTCACCCTGTGGAATATCGGTCAGTGCCACCGCAAAAACATCACCCACCTGCACCAGATCTCCGCTGCTGATGGCTGCACTGGCAACAATCGCCACCGTTTTTCCTTCTTCTACAAAATTCTTTGCCATAACTGTCTCCGCACAGCCCCGTTCAGGGGCTGATTTCAGGTACAAAAAAAGCCCTTACGGGCCATCAGAGTTGTTGTCTGCGACGTTTACGCCGTACATTTCACCAGACCGCGGTGATCAACTGGCGCGACACCGGCGTCAATACGCACTTTCGTTGTCACGCCATCCACACTGAAGCCCTCCATCTGATCAATATATGGCGTATCCACACCGTTGAGATAAGCCACTTCAATCGTATCGGAGCCTTTTGACGCAGCCAGGTAGAAGGTGGTCTGGCTGTTATCATCAAGACGAGGCTCTGCAATAACGGTCGCAAAATCTTTCACCGGGTTAATAATACCGGCGTTAATGTCAGCCCCCTTGACACTTGAGGAGCGAATGACCTGGTTAGCAACAGACTCCATCGCCGTCGGTACCAGTACGAACGCAGGACGAATATTCAGATGACGCTCCCCCTCTTTCTGAACGCGCATCAACTGGCGGGCTTTATCCAGCGATGCCACGTCCATTGCAGCGCTCTCCAGTACGTTTGCATGTTTCGCTTTATCGAACAGACTTACATTATCTGTGGAGATTTTCGGGTTAGACGTCAGAATGGCATAAACCAGATCGGCAATAGTGGATTTCGCCGCACGGCCCAGTTTCATCGGGACATCGGTCAGCATATTCAAATCATCATTGATAATGGCCTGACGGGTGATACTGAACAGCTCGCCATAGGTCGCCAGTGCAATAGTGGCCTGTTTATCTCCGGTGGTGACGTATTTATATTCCGCCCCTTCACGCACCTGACGCAGAGCACTGAAGCCCCCCATACCCACACGATGGGCAATTTTAAAATCAGACAACTGACCTTTCCGCGTCCACTGTTCATAGGTTTCAGGGGCATCTTCCCAGCCCTGCAGAATGGCTTTGTTCGCAACATCCAGCAGAATATTACCGAAGTCAGACGTACTGTGTGTGAACGCCGCACCGACCATCTGCATCGGGTTATAACTGGAAACCCCAATACCCCGTTCAGTCAGTGACATACGGGCATATTCACGCAGAGTCATCCCGTTGTAGACATTATCACGTTCGGTTTTTTCAAATCCGGCACGCGCCATCAGCGCCTGGCGGATCCCGTCCCCCACAAAATTACCGTTACCGGCATAAATATGAGCCGGGGTATTTTTATTGGATGGCGTGGACTCGCGCCCCATCTCGTTCAACAGCTTCTCGCGGGCCTGCTCCAGCGAACACTCAGGATCGGCAAGGCACTGAGCCTGCAGCGCCTGATAACGTCCGCCAAACATGGCAAACAGATCATTAATACCGTTTACACGCGCTTTTTGCTCTGCCAGTACCTGCGCACGGATACTGTTTTCATCCACCACTGGTGCTGCTGCCTGCACTGGCGTCCGGGGTGCTGCTGGTTCATCATCCGGTACGCGTGGAGCACTGTTGCGTGGCGGAGTAATCATGTTTCGAATGGATTCCGGCATCTTTTTAAATTCCTCTGTACGTTTTGACTGAATACATGCCATTGCCTTAACGGCTGGCGTTACCTGATCAGCAAATCCATGAGCCAGACATTCGGCTCCGGACATCCAGGTCTCATCCGCCAGCATGGCAGCAATTTCATCGGTGGTTTTCCCGGTTTTCTGTGCATAAGCGGGTAACAGAACCGCCTCAACCTTATCGAGCAGGTCGGCATAGGTGCGCATGTCCTCCGCATCACCGCCCGTAAAGCCAAATGGTTTATGAATCATCATGAAGGTGTTTTCCGGCATAATGACCGGGTTTCCCACCATCGCAATGACCGACGCCATTGACGCCGCCACACCGTCGACATAAACGGTAATGGACGCACCATGTGTTTTCAGCGCATTAAAAATGGCGATGCCTTCAAAGACATCGCCACCCGGTGAATTGATATGGAGATTAATGTGGGTGATATCGCCCAGTGCATTCAGATCACTGATAAACTGCTTCGCTGTAACCCCCCAGAAACCAATCTCGTCATAAATATAAATATCCGCGTCACTCTGGTGACCAGCCTGCATCCTGAACCAGGAATTATTCTTCGGACTGGTCGTCGGTGTGCTGCGGCTCCTGTCGTTTCGTTGCGGCACTGCTGCCTCCTTTATCACTGGCCGGATCGGTATCAAATACCAGATCCAGCTTGCGGTTTTCATCAATTTCGGCCTTGCGCCGACGTTTGACATCATCCGGATTACGACCACCAGCACGTACCCAGTCTGATTCTGTCGCCGCTCCACCACGAATCTGGATTTTCCAGGCCTCAGCCTCCTTAACAGGGTCAATCCACGGCATCACTGGTCCGGAATACACCGCGGTATACAGTGAAGAACGGTCAAGATCACGGGGTAGCCTGATAACACCGGATGCCACAGCCTGTTTCAGCCATGCACGATACATCGGGCGGGTGACGGCACCAATAAACCAGTCCTGCAGGATCAGGTAGCCATCAGTAGACTCAACCAGTTCCTGACGCTGGGCGCTGTAAGTGCCGTTATAGTTGCGTGCCGTACTGGAAAAACTCAGACGACTGCCCGCCGCCACGGCACGCAACTGACCATTACGAAAAGTTTCAAGATTAGGATTGGGGCGATCCGACTTCACCATTCCAATTTCTTCGCCGGGTTTCAGATCGTCGTAAATAATGCCTGGCTGAATGGTAAGCTCGCGTTCCTTATCCTTGCTGCCATTACCATCCGGTTCATAGCTCTGCCCGTCGCCTTTCCGGATGTACATCCCCAGAGCAGCGGCGATCCTTGCTGCAGTCAGCTCAGAATCTTCATACTCTTTCAGGGCACTGAGGCGGATCAGCACACCGGACAACAAAGACGTCCCGCGCATCTGGTGCAGACGGCGAACAAATTTAAGATGCAGCATTCGCTCTGCATCCACTTCTTTGGTTTCCATCTGCCGTCCGGATACGGGACGGCTTTTATACACCAGATATTTTTCGGGACGCCCCCAGTCATCAACAAACACGCCCTGATTCAGCCTGTTGCTCTCATCACTGGTCATGGGAATAAAGTCTGGCTCGAGCGCCTCCAGCCAGAAATGAACATCGGCAGAAGGCGTCAGGCTGTTTATGCGCCCGGAAACCATCTGGGCAAACACCTCACCATCGCGCAGCCAGGTACGCAGCATCAGACGTTCCAGCATCGGACGGGTAAACTGCCCGGTGACTTCCGGGCTGACAGACCATTCACTCCATCGGGTGCGAATCTCCGCTGCCAGATCACGGGCAATGGCCCCATTGCGTAATACCGGATGTGGCTCGACAATAATCCCGTTTTTCCCCACCACCCGTTCTTCCAGCTTGTCAAATACACCAATAACCAGATCGTGGTTGTTATCAAGGTAACGGGCCTGCTCACGTAACGACACGGCCCCGTACTGGCTTAACTGGTCGGCAGTTCGGTTTTCCCGCCGGGCTTTGTGTGTCCGCGTCGTTTTTACGGCCTCATAAGCCTGGATCACCGCACGGGAACGCAGCCTTGCCGCTTTCCATCCTGGTGAAAAAACGCCAATCACATCATCAAGAATTGCCATCAGAACCTCGCCAGCCGGTACCCGGGATGCCCCCGTCGTCGTGTAATCAGAGCCGCAAGGCGGCGCTCCCACTCCTGCCGTCCCTGCCGGATCTCAGATAAGTTTTCCATGGTCATCTGCTGACCATTAAAGGTGACGGATTTTCCGTCCAGCACCGCCATTTCAGCTTCCGTATAACGCTGAATCATGGCTTCAATATCATTCTGATTCATAACCATCCTCCGGAAGTCAGCCAGGGGTTAACATCGTCAGTTACTGTTTTCTTCCGTTTTTGTTTTTTAACAGGCGTGGATACCGGTTCCGGTGAGGGTGACGGTTCGGTACTGTCCGGGACACACTCCAGCCAGGTTTCCCGGCTCGCCCACTCCGGTGCATCCGGCCAGCGGATCTTTTCGTATCCATGCAGAATGACCAGAGCCTCGGCATACACCATCAGGTCAAAGGCTTCGTTGGCACCGCGACCCGGCTTACTCCATTTCCCGTCACTGCTCCGCTCTTCATACGTCAGTTCGTCGTAAAACCAGCTCCCCAGCCAGTCAGGGAAATGCACATAGCCTGGACCTGGCGAGTCACGCCATAACGCGTTATTCACCCGGTCTTTCAGGGCATCCGTCTGAAGAAGCCAGAGCGGCACATCACCTGCGGCCTGCGCCCGTCGGCCCGTTCGTCCGGTGTTATCAGGGAATGTACGGGTGATCAGTTTTGCGCGCCGGATGCTGTCGCCCTTAAACAGGTAAATACGTTTACCAAGGCCATCACGACGGCAACGACGCCAGAATTTATAGGCATTATCAGTGACCCCGTCTTCACCGCCGGAGTCCACCGCCATTGCCATCAGTCGCATTTGTTGAGAAGGATCGGAGGCCAGCGGCCAGCTTTTATGAAAAACATCCGTCAGCAGGACATCCCAGTCTTCCGGATAGCTGGCCGGATCAATTCGCTGGCTCTCCCCGTCGCTGTCACCGCGCAATGACTGCGTGATATTGTAACGATCAATAATCCAGCGTTCGCCACGGCTGCCATAGCCTGTTACCTGAACCACAAAACGGCGATGACGTCCCGCCTGCACATCCACTGTCGCCACAAGGAAATTAACGCCATCCGGCACACTGCGGGAAGGAACTGGCTCTGCCCGCTGCTCAAGCAGTTCACTTTTTCGTTGCTCCATGCTGGCGCGGGGAAGATAAGGTAATCCCCAGTCGGTATTGATAACCGTCTTGAGTGTTTCTTCACTTCCGGTTGTCTCGTATTCCTGTTCTGCAGTAAGCAGTTTGTAAACGAGTTGCGAGAGTGTCTGGTAAGCAGCTGCCGGACCCTCCATCCAGAATGACGCAATACGTGAGCGTCGGGGATCACCATAACGACTGCCATCCGCATTGATGGATTCACCATCCCGCAACCAGACCCCACGTCCGTTCAGCTCACGTTTTTGTTCAGGCATAATCCGTCCTGAACAGGAAGGACACTGAATATAAGCCGCCTCACTTGCCAGAACGGGATCGGCAATATCACGGAAACCAGCAACCACATCGCCGCAGGGCTGAAAATACTCACCGCAGTGTGGACAGGGCCAGTACCAGCGACGGCGATCGCCACGGTTATAGAGCGACAGTATACCCGTGGTTGGTGGAGCCTCATGCGGTGAAGTCCGTCGCCATTTCACATCCTTCACATCCCTGCCGGGGGAACTCTCCACCAGCGTCATACCACTGGACATAAATGTTGTGGTACGTTTTGAGGCAAGAGAGAAAGCATCCCCCTCGCCATCAATATCTTCCGGAAAACGGTCATAATCCGTCAGCGCGACGCATTTATAATCTGATGAGGACATGATATTGACTGACGGCCAGCCGATTTTCAGGTAGTTACCAGCAAGGAATGTTCTGTCATAAACGTTGTTGTCATTTTTGTTCGGACTCAGGCGACTGACCACTTCCGGGCTGACGCGAAACGTTCTGGCGAGTCGTTTTTTGGAGTGTTCGCGGGCTTTTTCCTCCGTCATCTGAATGATCAGCATATCAGCAGGATCGCAAATCACGTTGTAAATCACCCAGCCGTCAATCAGGCCGATAGTCTTGCCGGTTCGTGCCGGGCCAACAAATATCACTGCGTCGTATTCACGCGAGGCCAGGCAGTTCATCGGCTCAATAACATACGGTGCCACCAGCGGATCCCACGGGACTGAGTTCCCTGCCCCCATGGGCACCCGCATATACTGAGCAACGGCATCAGCAACCCGCATTCGTCTCGGTGCGCGAAGGATATAACCTGAATCGGTTCGTGCTGCCTTTGCGGTTTCCTGATCCAGCATTACTCCTCCTGCTGTAATTCCTCCTCATCATCCGCACCTGCTTCGGTCACCCGCAGGGCTATCTGATCGCGCAGATCATCAATAATGGACTGAACACGGCTCACAGCGGCAGGCTGCAGACCGCAGTCACGTTCCAGAATATCCGGTAATGTCTCCAGCACCTGCACGACCGCTTTTGCCCAGATGGCAAACTCCCGTCTGACATCACTGGCCGGAATGAGTTGCGCCGTTTCCTGTTCGAACTTAAGACGCTCACGTTCAGACTGATACCAGGCTTTGCGCTCATGCGCGTCCATTTCGCCTTCTGCAACCGGCGGTGGTAATGCCAGAAATGCCGACACAATATCAACCACCCGATAAAGCTTGAGGTTGCTTTCATGCCCCCCTGCAACGGGTAGATTTTGCAGCCTTGCCGCAGCAGTCTGGCGATGTACACCTGACAGTGCCGCCAGTTGACTGATATTCAGCGTCAGATTTTTTAACTCTCGATCCATACCCGCTCCAGAATGTTTTAAACATGCATTTTGCGAACAACTTTAGGCAAACGGTGTTAGTGGTGAACAAAAAACAATCAAAATCGACACCATAAAAATAAAATCACTGTAATATCAATACATTATAGTAGTGGTGATGACGAATGAAATTTCAAAAACTAGCCTTTTTCCACGACGCTCCCGCCCCGTGGCAGGCCACCCCACCGGGAGGACCCGTCAGCCTGACAGCTCTGACGAACGTCTGATACAACGCCTTGCATGAATGGCATCGGGATAATCCAGAAAGGCATAGCATCGTGCCCACAAGAATCTGTGTAAGTGTCCTGTTTCTTCCACCCCCGCACAGGACTGGCGAGCATGAGGGACAAACCCGCGAACCATAAACGCGGTAAAAACCCGGTGTGCATCGTTTTTGATTATTCCCGCACACTCGCGCAGAAGGAGTTCCCCGTCGGGCTACGGTCTCTGTTAATACGGGAATACGGCGACGATACAGCGCATGATGTGTCAGGCTTGAATACCTTTATCCGTTAAAAGGGATATCAGTTAAGCTATCCCGTGTAGGGTATAAGCCATTATCAAAGCCACTCTGTAGGGAGTGGCTTTTGTAATGGCAATAAAAAGCCCCGCGAATGCGAGGCTAAATCCTGGTATTTGTAATGACTGGCCCTTATCTCAACGCAGCCCCTTACCGCGCGCAAGATGCTCAATATCAAGCATCAGCAATGAGATGTTTAATCTGGATTCACTCCAGAAGTGATCACCATCCTGTCTACAGAGCCAGATGTGAAGGATGATGAGTAAAATTATCGCTATCATCGAAGGCATTGCGTCCTGATGTATTCCTGAAGCGTTCTCAGTGCTGTTTGGTCGCGGATAATTCCGTCCCGGATACCGAGAACGTTTCGTCCAGCAACTGGAGAGAGTTCGACGGTGGCATCATTGCCCATGCCGGAGGCGCTGGAGGTTTCGGCTGAGGATGGCACAGGGCATTTTCCTTTGACGAGCACCCGACCACCATTATCAAGCTTGCGCCGAAGAGCATCATTTTCAGCTTTCGCATCAGCTAACTCCTTCGTGTATTTATCATCGAGTGCATCAGCATCACGCTGGCGCTGCTGCATGTCAGTAATGGTGGCGTTCGCCTTCTCCAGTTCACTGGCCTTGTTATCGCGCTGTTCTTTGTAGGCGATTGCATTATCACGGTAATGATTAACAGCCCATGACAGGCAGACGATGATGCAGATAACCAGAGCGGAGATAATCGCGGTTACCCTGCTCATTGTTGCCCCCACAAACAGACCTCACGCTCAATCTCACGACGAGTCATCAGGCCTTTCCATTGCTTACCGCCAGCGTATGCCCAGCGACGTAGCTGGTCACATGCGCCCTTGATATCGCCCTGGTTTATTTTGCGAAGAAGAGTAGATGTTCTGAAATTGCCTGCGCCCACGTTATAGACGAACGAGTAAAGAGCGCCGCGCGTTGTTTCCGGTATATCGACTTTGATGTACGGGTTAATTTGTCTGGCAACCGTGGCAAGGTCTTTATTCAGGAGGGCTTTGCATTCTGCTTCGGTATACGTTTTACCGAGCATGATGTCTTTTCCGGTGTGTCCGTGACATACAGTCCATACGCCAACGATATCTTTGTATGGTATGTAGCTGACACCTTCCAGGCCATCGTCACCACTTGGGCCAGTGATTAACACTGATGCTATAGCAATTGCTCCGCCACCAATAGCAGCAGCAACTGCTTTTCGTAATGATGGAGGCATTATTCACCTCTCGCAGCCTTGCGCTTATCTTCTTTAATCTTGAAATAAAGGTTTGTCAGGTACGTCAGCAGGCCAAATACCAGACTACCCAGCACACCTATTGCCGCCCACTGTGAGGGCGTGACTTTATCGAGCAACTGTAAAAACCAGTACCCGGCACTACCTGCTGAGGTGCCATAGGCGACACCCGTTGTTAACTTATCCATGGATTTCATAACCCCACCTCGCAGATGCGGGTGCTGTGTAATGGAAATAAAAAGGCCACCTGACGTGGCCACCAGATTATTTCCCCACCAGCTCGTTTATCTCTTTCACTGTCTGGTTAAACCGCTCTGACTCAAGCTCAACACCTAAGGCCCGACGCCCCAGCGCCATTGCTGCTTTTATTGTGGAACCGGATCCCATAAAAAAATCAGCAACCAGATCACCAGGTCGACTACTGGCATTGATTATTTGCCTGAGCATATCCGCCGGTTTCTCACACGGATGTTTCCCCGGGTAGAACTGAACGGGTTTATGCATCCAGACATCGGTATAAGGCACGGAGACTGATACGGAGAAATAGCGCCGGAGAGATTTAAACTCATCCAGCAATTCAGAATATTTACGATTCAGTGAATCATAAGATGCCACCAGCTGGTGGTGTGGTTGTTCCAGTTGTTGTTCCTGAAACTTCTCTGCCGCTATACGGGAAAACAGTGCCTGTAACTTCCGATAGTCAGCCTCATTCGGCAACTGCCACTGACTGGCACCAAACCAGTGGGAAACCATATTTTTCTTACCTGTGGCTTCGGCAATTTGTTTTGCCGTTATACCCAGTTCGGCACGAGCATCCCTGAAATACGATATCAGCGGTGCCATTATGTGCTGTTTGAGTTCCCTTTCTTTTGCTGCATAGCCGTCACTTTTGCCGCGATATGGCCCCTGGTAATGTTCAGCAAACAGAACGCGCTCTGTGGCAGGAAAATATGCGCGCAGACTTTCTTTATTACACCCATTCCAACGTCCGGACGGCTTCGCCCAGATGATATGGTTAAGCACGTTGAAACGTTCACGCATCATGATCTCAATATCAGATGCCAGGCGATGCCCACAGAACAGGTAAAGGCTTCCGGCAGGTTTTAACACCCGCCAGAACTGGGCCAGACAGTGGTCCAGCCACTTAAGGTAATCTTCGTCCCCTTTCCACTGATTGTCCCAGCCGTTGGGTTTCACCTTGAAGTACGGCGGATCGGTAACAATCAGGTCAATGGAATCATCAGGCAGGGACTGAATAAAATGCAGGCAATCAGCGTTGATTAAATCAACACTGTTTATTTTTACAGTATTTTTCATGGATCAGTAAGCGTAACTCTGGTAGGCTCACTCTGCTTTTGCGCTAAAGCAGTGGGCCATGGTTCGCTTGTGACCAGTAAGCATGAGCGAATGGCTGGCAGGTGCTACCAACACCCACCAGCCGCCCATTTTCACAGCAGGAAACCGCCATTACTGGCAGCGTCTGAATTTATTCCCGTACCCGCCGTTATCCTTCGCCAGACCCGCCAGAACTAACTGAGTCAGTATTAACTGGCACCGGGCTTCGCTTACTCCGGTAGTTCTCGTCATCATGCGTGGCGTTACCCACTTGTCAGCAGGTAAGAAATGAAGGACTGCGGCGGCGGTTTCTGTCATATCTTGCTGTTTTAGCATGTCTTTTTCCCTTCTGGTTAACATGACATACCAATAACTCTTGTCTAAAAAGCCAGCAAGATAAAAAGTCAGTATTCACGACCACCAGCGTGTTTACTGTACTGCACCAAGTTTACAGGTACAAAAAACCCGCTCAGTGGCGGGTTGCTATCACAGCTATATATTTACTTATTATGCCGTTACTAACATTTATCTTCGACATATAATCGAAAACAAGGTTTACTTAAAACTCTGCTTTCATTTTATCCGGGAATTTTTTATTTGCAGCATAATAACTACCAAGTACATAAGCGTTCATTTGCTGCTCTACATCAACCCGACATGCCGCACTAGAACAAGCTCCACTGATAAGCCCAAAAGAACTCCCTTTAGCAGAGAGATCAGCTTTGATTTCCTCTACAGTGTTTTTCCCCATAGCAACTACACACCCTGTCACAATATATCTAGCCTTCACATCATCCATGCTAAGGATAGTAGTTTTCGCAATTTTGCTGTATCCATCATTTTTATAAACATCCATGGCAAAACGCACGGCAATCTGTATAATACGGACTTGCTTTAACTTGCGAATACTCAGGTAATTTCATACCTGCACAACCAACTAAACAAAAACCTATCGCTGCTATTAATACCTTTTTCATTACAGTCATAACCTAGAAGCATCATTGAAACTAATTTATTAAATAATCATCGAGTTTCTGGAATACAGACGTTAACCATCTCTCCAAAATCTAAAAGATAATAAGAAAAAATGTTTAACGCACCAATCCATTTCATAGTTTCATGAGACATCTGGCACAAAAAAACCCGCTCAGTGGCGGGTTCTTAAATCTTATCAACGGTAGACATACAAAGCCCATCGTTGGGAAAATCTTATCCATATTTTTTGAAAAATGCAAGCATCATGTCGTCATCTTCGGCGAAAACCATTTATCTTGTCACATTTCTCAATTGTATCTCTGCATATGCTTCTTCCTGCCAGCACTTTGTAACCAGTTTATCAATGACATCTGCATATCCTTTGTACCACTGATAATCCGTCAGGTCTGGTACCAGCTTCTGGACATGATGCCGCGCCAGTGTGGTTGGTAAACGGCTAAACCGGTTTCCATTGCAACGCCCACAAATCTTATAAACAGGCGTGCCATGAAGCCGGGTCCTTTTTTCATCCAGGACAATACCTTTACCCTTACACCCTCTGCACGCTGTGCTGACTTCTCCCTTACCATGACAATGCTGACATAGTTCCTTCACCCACTCTTCCTTGATAACAGATTCCCCGCTTCTGGAGTGTTTCACCACTTCGCGCAATACATTATGAAATCCAGTACCAGCACAATGCTCACAGCGAGCCTTACTTGCCGCAGACCTGGAATAATCAGCAAAGGCAAAATTCACAAGGTAAGGGATGATCTGTAACCGGGTTTCTTCACTCAATTTGTTCAATGTCGGGTTATCCAGTGCCATCGCGTAATTGAGCAGACCTTCAATCGCAAATTGAGGATCCTGAACACCAACTTTTGCCAGGAATAAGGCAAACCCAAGCGGTGCTTTCGACTGCACCATCCCCTGCGCAGCCATCACATCCGTAATCGTTAAACCACCTGAGCCTGTCGCCGGTGCGTCATCGCTCAATTTTGGAGATTTTGGGGAGTAATATTTTGGTAAGGCTTCAAGGTTCATGCTCGTTCTCCACTTACGCCAATACGCCAATTGCCAGCGCACGATCGATAAAACGAAATATCAGCTCCAGCTGAGAGCCATACTTCTCTTCAAATGCCACGGTATCCGCATGCAGCTCGTCGTGATGCTTTCTGCACAAAGGCAACACAAAGAGGTCATGCGCTTTTGTTCCCATTCCACCCTGACCGTGACCTATCAGGTGGTGGGGATCATCAGCGGGCTTTCCACAACATGCACACGGCTGTGTCTTAACCCAGCGCGTGTACTTTTCATTAACCCAGCGGCGACGTTTTGGGCGTAACATAAAAGACTCCGGCGACTCCGGATCCACTTTCAGCGCCAGCACCTTTTTCGCTTTATCCTGGATGATGCTGGTGGCAGGAACCGAAGGCACAAGGTCACTTTCCCGGGTGACAGACGGCACAACAGGCTTTGGTAATCTCAGTGCCTTACGGGCTGCACTTTCCGGTAAGGCATCCGCCAGGTCATTACGAATCAGCCACCAGCACAGTTCCGGCATTGTCACAACGTGACTGTCATCAAAACCGAGATCCCGACGCACAACAGACAACACCCAGCGGGCACAGTTATCCGTTGCCATTGATTCCAGCCGTTCCGTGAACTGATCGCGCAGCTGGTTATCGCAGTGCCAGCACAGACGGATTGCGCCCGGCGCGTGTCGCATTGTGGTCATGTTCTCGCTGTGCCAGTCGGAATGAGGCCACTGGCAGCCTTTTTCACGAAGTAACCAGCTTTCAAGACATTCCACGCCACCAGCACGACGGATCACTGCCTCATTGCGGAACACGGCCCGAACGGCAGGATCATCCGCCAGCGGTTGTGATGCCGCCGGAACGGCACCACTGGCGAAAGATGAATAACGTTCCGGCTCAGGCTCCAGCAGGACACGCCCCTGCATAAACAGGGGCATCAGCTCTGAACCTGGCCTGAACAATACGATCCCCATACGCGGGGCAATTTCAGGGGTCAGTAGTGCTCTCACGGTCACCTCAATGAACGGTATCGAGCAGCTTTAACAGCTCAGGGAATCGGGATTCGAAGAAATGCGGCTGCGTCTCGCGCGGATTTGCGGGACTGGTGATGTTCTTGCCGAACATGCAGCCTTTCGCTGTCAGCGACCAGAATTTTTTGATGTTGTTAATCGCTGTACGGCTGTATCGTTCGCGCTGTTCGACGATCCCCAGCTTCGCCATCTGGTGATATGCCTGATTAGCCGTCAGGCGGATACCATACTGCTTCAGCAGTGCACTCAGTGACAGCGTGGGGCGGCTTGAGCCATCAGGCGCGTCAGCAGGAGCATCAATGGCATAACGCGGTGCCAGATTCGGTAAGCCAACAGCCTCCTGGAGTTTCTGACAGGCCCCAAGCACAGATGAGTTAGACAGGTTTAACTCCCTGCGCATAAAGTCCAGCAGAATCACTCCAGCCTGCATCTTGTCAGCAGCCTGCCCGGATAATTTTTCCGGTGCGCTGGTTACCATATCGAAAGTACGGATCACCTTCAGATGGAATGACGGGCTGATCCACATTGCATAGGCATACACCAGTTCCTTACAGACATACGTTCCCCGTTCATTTCCCCCATGAATCACACTCACCGGGTCAACACCCAAATTCTGGGTGTTGGTCAATTCATGAACAAGCTCAACAGTTTGTTGGCTGGAAAGAAACTTTCCTGGCTCCTTGGTTCTGGCATTTGCACCAGATGCTACTGCTGCGCGATGCAGATCGTTCAGGCTATAACGTCCATAAGCATCACGACGAACTTCAATACCATCAATGACCATCAGATTATTCATACTTCGTTTCTCCTCTTAATCAGGCGGCTGCACCCGCCGTTTTCTCGTACTTACTGATAGTGATCTCGACCTTCCCTTCCGGGATAACCGGTCCCCACTCCACCAGCATTCTTTTCACCTGACTGTCGTCTTCCCACACACCCGCGTGGGTCAGGGCGTCAAACAGTGCCTTGTTATAGTTGTCCAGATCGCGGATCCGGTTATCCGGAGGAAACAACACGATCTCCACTGAAGCAGGTGCCGACGTTGGTTTCGGCAGACGACGTAACTGCTCAACTATTGCTGCGCACGCCGCGCTCTGGAATTTGCGCCCCGCCGTGCTTATCAGGCTTTTACCAGCAAACGCCCCTTTGTTAGGGTGTCGCCAGTACGTATTCACGCTGGGCGGGAAAGGCAGGATCAGTTTCATACTTTCAGGCCTCTCTCATGTAGCCAGTGGGTTGCACGCAGCCTTGCGTTTTCCTCACCGGCAAGCAGTGAGCGGATAATCCCGACAGCCTCGCTGTCGTCGTCCTTCACCGCGGTATGAAGCGTTATCCCCCGGGCCACGCCACGCTTTATCGTGATGACGCCTTTTTTCTCCAGTGCGCGAAGATGCTCCACCGCTGCATTCACCGAACGGTATCCCAGCATGGTTGCCACCTCCTGATTGGTTGGCGGGAAGCCACGTTCTTTCTGGTAAGAAATCAGCATATCCAGCACCTGCTGCTGGCATTGAGTTAACGTCGTCATTAAGCCCCCACGTAATTCCCTGACAGATACCACTCTTCACCTGATGCAGCCCGCTTACTGCTTTTCCGTAAACACCGTTCACGACGCGCCAGAAAATTGTTTCGTTCTGGCTGGGAGTAGCTTTCACGGAATGCCGCCATCCACACCGTTGCAGCACGACGGTATAAGCCCCTGGACTCCAGTTCTTCCGCCTGGCGGGTCAGGCACAAAATCACCCGGGGATCGTTAGTGCCGACATAGAAATTGCGCACAGGTCTGGTTTCACGAACTGGTTGTGGTTCCGGCTCCTGCGCTCTCTCAGTCAGGCGTGGGAAATGTCTGCGTGTATCTCCTTCACAACGGTGAGCCACACGCCCACTCTGACGTAACTTGCTTGCTGACTGCAGAACGCGCTGCCGTGAGTAACCTGCAAAAGCATCCGCAATGTCTCCGGAAGTACACCCCGGATGGGCTTCAATGAATTTCTGAACTTCATTCAAAAGACTCATGATCACCCCCTGAATCCTGCCGGGATCTGGCTGTAGTCCACGTTGTCGTAACTGGCTTTGAAGTACGGGTCCTCACGTCTAGCTGCAGATACCGCAGGAACTTCCCAGGATTCTTCGAAATGACGATCCGGACCAAAGAACGTGACAGCCTGTTTCACAAATTGTGTGCCGCTGTTACCCATCGCAGATACCCAGCCCGCGTAGCGTTTCACACCTTCCAGCATGGTTTCGGGGTTTACCCCCTCATTCAAACGGGCTTTCCAGGCTTTGAAGGCTGCAGATTTTGAATTGCCACCAGCACGTTTGGGATATGCCAGCCATGCCTGCTCAAACTCCGGAGAGTATTCCGGTCGGTTTGAACGAACTCGCACGGACTCATCAACTGATGCACCAACAGCTATTGGTTCATTGACTGGTTCTTTGACTGGTTCAAAAGAGTGACTGGTTCTGGGTGAATCTCCTGCACTACCCCCTGGTGCAACTCCTGCACTACCTAGTGAATTTGCTGCACCAGATAGTGAATTATTTGCACTACCCCCTAGTGAATCTCCTGCACCATCCAGATGAAGGAGATAGATATTACTTGAGTTACCTTTTTCACCTTTCCGGGTGACTTTTTTTACCAGCCCGGACTCACAAAGGGCCGCAATATGATTCATCACAGAACGTTTGCTAATCTCACACTGGTCAGCAATATGCTGGTAGCTGGGCCAGCACTCACCCTGATCGCTGGCATTATCAGCCAGCTTGATCAGAACCAGTTTTCGCAATGGATTACCCACTCGAATTTTCATCGCTTTAACCATCAGCTCCATACTCATGCTGCACCTCCGAGATGCTTCATGTTTTTTCCGGAGCGAAAGGCTATAAGCGGCATACTGACGCGGTAATTACGGCCCAGCGGTTCACAAATCACCTTCTGGCATTCACGGTCAACCAAGCTAACACGTAGAACATGCCCTGCAGGTGTGGTGTACCACTGCCCAACTGTAGGAATTGATGTTTTTTTACGCTGAAGCAAACGGCAAATATTGAGGATCAACGGATTAAGCATGACGATGCCCTCCGCTGATATTCAGGAGACGGTGAATATGAAAATTAGCCTTATCCGCCAGACGAATACGTTCAGCCTGCAAGTTAAGAAGGGTTTCTACCAAAACCTGATGCGCCTGCGGATCCGAAAGAGTTACCTTGCGCAGAGCACGTAGTGCAGTTGTTACATAACTGAGTTTATGTAAGTCTTCATCATTCAGACGAGAGAGGGCTGGGACAGTAGCCATGATGGCAGCCTCCGTATGCAATGGATAACTTCCACCACCGGAAACGCCAATTTCGCTGGTGGTGAACTGAGCAGGGTTGGCGTAACCGGCGCATACGGAAACCGGCGCACCTTTCGGTGCCCCCACCCAGCCCACCATAATTTGGGTATAGCTGAGTTGTAGCAACAAAAAAGACGCTAACGCGCCAATTGTCGCCGTATGCAATTCCAGGACGCCAATCCCGACACCCGCTTTATAAGGTGCCTGAACAGTGTAACGTCCCGGAATGGCAGAATCAATGTGCTGGTGGTCCTTCACACTCAACAAAATCACGCCTGAATTTCCACAAAGGACTAAAGCACTCATGCGGGTAGTCTTTGCGAAGATAGATAACGCGCTGTGTTTCTGGCTCCCAACGAATAACATGGACATAAAGCCCTCTTCCGTCACGAAACCAGCGGTTAAGTTCTTGCACAACTCGCCCCCCACAGTCAGGTAAAGTTCTCTGTGGTTACTTACAGCCAGGTGATTTGGTAATCTGCATTCATGCCGTAACAACAGGTGTTCAGCGACGCTGACCACCAGCTGTTGCGACAAACGGTTATTTGCCGTTAAACTGTTCATGCGTTAGTTTCTCCACAGACACAAAACGCCACGACGCCCGGAGCTGCACACTCGCGGGCGTCACTCTTTTCTGGAGCGCAAAAGATTTTGTAGACCAGTGCTGCATGCTCCTGGAGCTTCGAAATTGACAGATACAACTCATCATTAATTGCTGTCTGCTCGTGTGGCTCCACGACCCCATCTTCGATTGCCGAACGAATCTGCTTTGAGTAATTCCCGATCTGTTCGATGACTTCCAGCAGGCGCTGGTTTATATCGGCGTTCTCTACTTCCTCAATTTCAGGAAGCGATACGAACACCCCACCAGCAGACTGTGCGACAGCATCCGCAATGTAGTGAGTGCCAGCCGCGCGCTGTAAAACCATTGCCCATCCCAGCGGGAAAATCTGATCGCCATCGGCACGAAGGCGGTTAAATAATGCGTTCTCTGTTACATCCAGCCAGTCAGCTGCTTCAGCGTAACCACCCGGCAACGCTGCGATAGTTTTTCTGACAGCTTTCACGTACCACTCAGGCTGTTTTTCTACTTTCCAGTGATACTTACCCACGGTTAGCCTCATCGTTCTGTGGTTAAAAATTGAAGGTGTTCTGTTAATCTTTCGGATAGATATCCGGTCTTAAGTCAGATTTCGTAATTGCACCTGACGTGCATTGCTCAAGTTTTTTCGCCAGCACAAAACTGGCTTTTTTATAACCATTGAAAACCAGCCGTAAGTAGCCAGGTGTTGAGCCAACTTTTCCGGCCAACTCGCCCTGCTGTTCTTTGGTTAAAGAGTCCCAATACGCTTTCATACAATATGTACCTCCGATATACATATTACATGATTGAAATGAACCTTCAAGATACTTGTACCTTATCGGTACAAAGGTTTTAATTTCGTTATGAAAACAATCCATGACATCCGGCGGTCTAACGCCAGAAAACTGAGAGATGGTGTTGGCGGGAATTCTTCCTTTGCCACCATGATTGATCGCGAGCCAACCCAGACCAGCAGGTTTATGGGAGATGGTGCTACTAAAAATATCGGTGACAGCATGGCGCGGCACATCGAAAAATGTTTCGACCTGCCTGTCGGATGGCTTGATCAAGAACACCAGACCACGAACATCACAAAAAAACCTGATGTTTCAATCACTAACAAACAAATAACGTTAGTCCCTGTCATATCATGGGTACAGGCCGGAGCATGGAAAGAAGTTGGCTATTCTGAGGTTGATTTGAGCACAGCAGAAACTTACCCCTGCCCTGTACCCTGTGGCGAAATGACTTATATCTTGCGGGTGATTGGTGATTCAATGATTGATGAGTACCGCCCTGGAGACATGATTTTTGTTGATCCCGAAGTCCCTGCCTGCCACGGTGACGACGTTATTGCATTGATGCACGATACAGGCGAAACCACCTTCAAGCGATTGATAGAAGATGGAACACAGCGTTATCTCAAAGCATTAAACCCAAACTGGCCTGAGCCTTACATTAAGATTAACGGTAATTGCTCTATAATTGGTACAGTGATTTTCTCGGGAAAACCAAGAAGATACAAAATAAAGGCCTAATCAATATTTATAACCTGCTTCGGCAGGTTTTTTTATACTTGACAATGTACCCTTGAGATACATAATGTATCTAAAAGAAACATAACACAGGCAAGATTAAACTAAATTTGGTTGTAACACGGCGTATGGCACATGCGTCGTTAGCGGTCTGGGGACGTTAAAGGGGACAATCCACTCCTTGCTCGGGCAAACAAACCAGGTAGCCGGAATGTGCAAGTCAATGATGATGCTGATAAGACGCCTAACCAGCGTGGCGATCCGGTTTGACGCCTGGGAAGAGACCAGGGTGCAACGATGAGGGCATTTATGGAACCGCGACAAAGTGTGGTGCCGTAACTGGCTAAGTGCTCTCAGCGTTGTGGTAATCCGCGAAATGGCGCGGCGGTAAGTATGGCGGGGTTACTCTTTCCCCGTTGAGGACACCGGATTGTCAGGTTGACCATACGCCTGAGTGACAACCCCACCACAACAGCCACTGCTTTGGCGGTACCAGTTTGTACACTTGCTTCCGGCTGGTACCGCTCTTTTTACAAAACAGAGAAGGGCATCACCGGACGACGGGCTCATAACCCAATCCATCCGGGCGGCTGCCACCGCAGGTGTTCTTCTCTGTTTTGTGGAGAAACCAACCGACCTTGCAGGGTCGATATGATGAGGAGCAGCAAAATGGCTAGCGAACGCAGTACTGATGTGCAGGCATTTATCGGGGAGCTGGACGGCGGCGTATTTGAAACCAAAATCGGCGCTGTTCTCAGTGAAGTCGCTTCCGGTGTGATGAACACGAAAACCAAAGGTAAGGTCTCGCTCAACCTGGAAATCGAACCGTTTGATGAGAACCGTGTAAAAATCAAACACAAACTCTCATATGTTCGCCCGACTAACCGCGGGAAAATTTCCGAAGAAGACACCACCGAAACGCCGATGTATGTCAATCGCGGTGGTCGCCTGACTATTCTGCAGGAAGACCAGGGACAATTACTGACTCTTGCCGGTGAACCTGACGGAAAACTCCGCGCAGCAGGTCGTTAATATCGTTTTTAATAAACTGATTATTTATCTCATCACTGAATATCTTTATATAGTGAGGACTTATTATGTCTCAGAACTTAGACGCAACCGCAATTAATCAAATCCATGCCCTTATTTCTGCTCAGGGTGTTAATGAAATTATCAGTAAGATTGGTGCCGATGCTGTGGCATTGCCTGAGAATTTCCGCATTCATGATCTGGAAAAATTTAATTTAAATCGCTTCCGTTTCCGTGGTGCGCTTTCCACTGCCAGCATCGATGACTTTACCCGTTATTCTAAAGATCTTGCAGATGAAGGCACCCGCTGCTTTATCGATGCTGATAATATGCGAGCCGTCAGTGTGCTTAACCTGGGTACTATTGATGAACCAGGTCACGCAGATAACACCGCCACTCTCAAACTGAAAAAGACAGCACCGTTCTCTGCCCTGTTGTCTGTTAACGGCGAGCGTAACTCCCAGAAGTCACTGGCAGAATGGATTGAAGACTGGGCCGACTACCTTGTGGGCTTTGATGCTAATGGTGACGCCATTCAGGCAACAAAAGCGGCTGCGGCGGTCCGTAAAATCACGATTGAAGCAAACCAGACCGCTGATTTTGAAGACAATGACTTCAGCGGCAAACGCTCTCTGATGGAGTCTGTCGAAGCGAAAACCAAAGACATTATGCCAGTAGCATTTGAGTTTAAATGCGTTCCGTTTGAAGGCCTGAAAGAACGTCCGTTTAAATTACGCCTCAGCATTATCACTGGTGATCGCCCTGTACTGGTTCTGCGCATTATTCAGCTGGAAGCAGTGCAGGAAGAAATGGCTAACGAATTTCGTGATCTGCTTGTTGAAAAATTCAAAGACAGCAAAGTAGAAACCTTTATTGGTACTTTCACCGCCTGATTTCATTACTGCAAATGCCCCTGCGGGGGCATTTATGGAAACGTAATTAACTCAATAATCGCCTGATGGCGAGGGTTTTCTTTAACCAAAATTCAGCGCGGTGCAGCGCATATAAAGTGGAGAACAAAATGTCATTTATTAAAACTTTTTCCGGGAAGCATTTTTATTATGACAGGATAAATAAAGACGACATCGTGATTAACGATATCGCAGTTTCCCTTTCAAATATCTGTCGCTTTGCCGGTCATCTTTCACACTTCTACAGCGTCGCCCAACATGCGGTGCTTTGCAGCAAACTGGTTCCGGAGGAGTTTGCTTTTGAAGCGTTAATGCATGATGCAACAGAAGCGTATTGTCAGGACATCCCCGCGCCACTGAAACGCCTTCTTCCTGACTATAAACGGATGGAAGAAAAAATAGACGCCGTAATCCGTGAGAAATTCGGGTTACCCCCGGTTATGAGCACGCCTGTGAAATATGCCGATCTCATCATGCTGGCAACTGAACGCCGCGACCTCGGGCTTGATGATGGCTCTTTCTGGCCAGTACTGGAAGGTATCCCGGCAACAGAGATGTTCAAAGTTATTCCACTGGCTCCGGGCCATGCCTACGGGATGTTTATGGAACGTTTTTAACGAGTTATCGGAGTTACGCAAATGCGCATGAATGTTTTCGAAATGGAAGGGTTTCTTCACGGGAGATGTGTACCACGAGACCTGAAAGTGAATGAAACGGATGCTAAATACCTGGAGCGTAAATTCGATGCGCTTGAAGCTAAATGTGCAGCACAGGAAAACAAAGTAATACCAGTATCAGTTGAACTGCCACCAGCAAATGAAAGTGTTCTGTTATTTGATGCTAACGGAGAAGGCTGGCTGATTGGCTGGCGTTCTCTCTGGTACACCTGGGGACAAAAAGAAACCGGAGAATGGCAGTGGACATTTCAGATCGGGGACCTTGAAAATATTAATATCACTCACTGGGCAGTAATGCCAAAAGCACCGGAGGCTGGAGCATAATGACCACTTACACCGATAAGGAACAGATTAAAGAAATCAAAGAACGAATCGGCAGCCTAGACGTGCGAGACAATGTTGAGCGCCTTGCTTATGAAATTGCTCTGGCATCACTGGAAGCAGAGCCGGTGGCGTGGCTTCATTCAGACAATGGCTTAGGTATTCCGGCAATAACCAGGAGCAAAAACATTGCTGACAGTTGGTTATCAAAGGGCTGGTATGTTCAGCCGCTATATATGGCTCAGCCAGTGTCGGTGGTGCCGGATGCTCTTCCGTCTTTAAATAATGGCATAGTCGGCTTTGATGAAGGCTGGAACGCCTGCCGCGCCGCCATGCTTCATGGTGCCAAACCTGTAAGCCAGACTTACAAGTTGAACGAGCTGTCGGGCAACTCTCCGGTAACTCCGGATGGTTGGATAAGCTGTAGTGAGCGAATGCCGAACGATAAACAGTATGTTTGGTGTTGGGGGAAGTCTTACGGCTGGACTGAGTGCGATACCTTCGAAGGGTATTACGATTGGTCGAGAAACAAATGGTGGGCAGTTACTGACGATGTGGAAGAACCGGCATCGAAAGTAACCCACTGGATGCCGCTACCGGAGCCGCCGCAGGAGGTAAAGTAATGAACAACTTAATGACAACTAAACAAGTCGCCAACTTCTGTGGAGTATCAGTATCGACAGTTCTTCGCTGGAACAGCGTAAACAGGAGAACTGGCCAGAAATACAGGCCAGACTTTCCAGATCCTGATATTAAATCATGCCCAAATAAATGGGCATCACGCAAGATTTACAAATTTGCGGGAGTTATTGAGTAACGAGCATTAGCTCAGATGAGAGTTGGTACACCTATGGCACAGAGCTAAACCTGATCTGTTATATTCGCTCTGTGCCGGAAGTATGCCATATTTATTACATACAGTTGTCAATCTTTAAGACTAATTGTGATTGCATCTGGAAATCCAATTTGGCTATAGCACATAGTTTCGGTTATGAATAATTTTCTATCGATAAAATCAAGTACATCTTTTTTTCGTGAGCCCCGTTAACATCGTCAATTTGTTAATTACATAATCATACCAATCATGGTGAAGCATGTTTATATACATGTTAATATCAACTGCATCTTTCTTCCATGAATTATTCGGTATCAAATCTTCAGATAAAAATCCTCTTATTAAATCGCTTGCATAGGACATCCTAAGAAAAACAGAAAGAAAAAGCCTTACATTAACATGTGTAAAATTTGTAGATAGCGTCGAAGGAAACTCGTAAAACCGGTAGATCAACCGACTTACAAAAACAGCAGAGTCTATCGCATTTACAGGCAGTAATGTTCCGATGACACTTAATGCACCACTTATAACGAAGCCATTAGCAACAGAGGCATGAGAACCACTTAGGGCAGATGTTAAACATGCACTCAGAATTACGATAGGAGGAATTCTTGCTATTTTTCTCAAACTCCAAGTGTCCACTTTATCCTCACCTATTATTAACCATCCATGACTCCCATTGCCATCATGGTTTCCATGACAATCCATAACAAGAATATGACCTTGATATTGATTTAGAGCATCAATAAACTCAGCTTTCGATCTAACATCAATAATCTCGCAATCAAGATCTGGCATCTGTTTTTTAAATATCTCAATTGCGTTCTCTAATATGAACTTTAAGTGATCATCAGGCTCAAAAAGAACGTATAACTAAAACCTTTCTCAACTCAGATGCTTTTACTAAAACGCGCGGAAAAGCAGAGGCGCTCTGTAGAAGAACGTTACCAGGCGTAGCATTTATTCTTGATATCTCATGACTGAACATTATAGGTATGTTATTAAACCTAATCCAATCCAATGGTACATCACAAACAAAGGACAAATCGCTATAGTTTTTACTTATATATGTTCTCAACTTGCAACCAAGGGCTCTTCGAATAACAGTATTGAATGCTTTAGATTTAGTGATGAATGCTTCACTATTTATCCCAGAAGAAGTTGCAAGATCTTCAAGATTTTTCAAATAATTGGAGTAATGATTTATTGCATTTGGCAATCTTATTGCTGGGATTTTTTTATTTATGCTAAATAAAGTAATCGCAGCTGTTGTTAATCGCATTTCAGCTCGTCTTAGTGAGGTGAGGTAACGGAAAGCAGGACTTTTAAAAAGTTCTTTTCTATCTGAATTTATATCAAGTCTAATTCCAGAATAGCCTGGATTCCTCAACACTCCATCAATAAGGAATTTTTTCTCAATTGTGGATAAATTTTCCGTTATTAACTCATAAAAGTCATTATTTTTATCATATAAAAAAAGAGTGCATACCCGGAGCAAAAAAGTAAGACTTCCGTTGGAAGTGGTATATCTAATTCCTTTAAACATTCGGTGTATGCATCAACGCTATGAAGTATTATTTCTATAAACTCTCTTTTGCTACTACCATCTTTAATTCTTTTTGGTGGAGATAGCATATAGCCAAGTGATTCAATTAACAACTCATTGGGTAGTGTTGAATTGTTAAGCGTCGATCTCCAAGGTGATTTATTAAATAAAGCCCCTCTTCGCTTCAACTTCGTTGATATTTTCTTTTCACTGTGATTTTTTCTTATTTTATCCTCAATGAATTTCAACCGAGAGAAGAGCACCTTATCAAATGAGTATATACTATTAATCTTATTAAGTGGTAGATCAGCGCGTTTTAGAATTGCAACAAATTATAGGTGGTATAGCAAAATGTTTTTTTAAAGCACAAACATACGAAAAATCTTCTTTAGCACAAAAAATTAAGCAAAATGGCGTTTGATAAATATCTGGTATTTTTTCAAGATTTTCTTTAGATATTAAAAAAATAGGATTTAGCCCGCTTAGAGTAGGCTGAAAGTTATCATTTTCATTGACAAAAATCTCACTAATTTCTTTTGGTGTTTTGGCCAATAAAAAAAGAATGTTGGATATCTCTGGGTTGAGGAGGCCAGTATCGAAACCTTGGATTATGGTTTGTTCCCCAGTAGTAGGCATGATTACAACTTTAAGTATCGCCCCGTGTTCCTGTAACAGTTCCATCAAAAAATCCTAATAAACAAATAAAAAATGTTATAATCAAAAACTGCAAGGATTAGCAAGCAGTTCTTACAGTTTTAAGAAGGGGATTATACCGCAATATGCATAATTGCGTTCTGCCTATGCAAAAATGTCAGTTCTAGTCTGAACAAGTACAAGTAACTATCGATTCAACTCTCTCCCACCATGCCTGGTAAGCTTTACGCTGTTCATCTAAATAATCGCTCTTGTCATAAACCTGCCATACCCCTGGCAGTTTATGACCTAGCATTATTTCTGCAATATGAGGCGCAGTAAGATCAGAAAAGTTTGTTCGTGCTGTTCGCCTCAAATCATGAAGAGACCAATGAGGGAATTGATACCCCAAACGCCGCCATGCGTACTGCATTAAATTGTAAGGCAGCGACTGCAATGATGTCCGACCAACGGGTTCCCTGCTTCCTTCCTTAGTAAAAAGCATATCGGAACCATTGTTCATAGAAATAGCGTACTTTATAAGCTCTTCAACCGGTTCAATAATGGGCCGCTTTAGCGGTTCGCCTGTTATCTCCCCAGTCTTATGTCGTTCTGGTGGTACAGTCCATACTTTATTAATGAAATCAAAATCGTCCACCCTGGCGGTAATTAGCTCTGAACTACGGCAGCCAAAATGCAGCAATAGTTTAATGAAGGCCCGGTATTTAGGAACCATTCGAGAACCATCGATCGCAGCATAAAGGATTTTAATTTCATCATGTGTCAGAAACCGTTTCTTCTGACCTTTACGGATATCCAT